TCTCCAAACTACAAATAATAAATTGTTGTTTTGAAAATAATTTTTATATTTATACTAAGATAATAAAATTTTTAAATTAGAATACAAAATGGCAGACAAAATAGTATCACCAGGTGTTTTTACAAAAGAAAACGACCTATCATTTTTACAACAAGGTGTAGCTGATATTGGTGCAGCGTTCATTGGACCTTTTAAAGAAGGACCTTTAGTTCCAACAATCGTTAATTCTCAAGCAGAATTCGAAACCCTTTTTGGAACAGTTGATGATACATACTACACACCTTTAGCAGTACAATCATATTTAAGAGAAGCGGGAACTGCTACAATTTGTAGAGTTGCGGGTATCGGTGGATATACTGAAACTGCTCCTTTATTATTAACAGTATCTTCGGGTTCAATATCAGCATCAGTTGGTATTATATATGGTACTGCAAGTGGTTCAAACGCAGGATTTGCAGGAACTACATTAACTGCAACTGCAGGAAATGGTGATTTTTCAATTACTAGTTCATTTGGTACGTTATCAGCATCATTAGACTCAACTGATACAAACGATATTGAAGCAGTATTTGGATTATCTGCATTTGGTTCTAAGAAAGCATATGTATATGGATTCTTCCAAAATGCATATTCAAATCAAGGGTCAGGTTCGATAAATTATTCTGCAGCAGCAACTGCATCTGTAACAGTATTAGGAAACCAATTATATACATTTGACGCACAAGAAGCTAAAACTCCATTTATTCAATCACAATTAATTTCTGGAGAAAGAACAAACCTATTCCGTTTTGAAACAATTGGTGCAGGAAACGCAGCAAACTCAAAAGTTAAAATTGGAATTACAAATATTAAAGCAGCAGGTTCTGTAAATGGTACTGATTATGGTACATTCACAGTTGTTGTTAGAGATGGCTCTGATACAAACAAAAAGAAAGTAGTATTAGAAACTTATTCTAATGTAAACTTAGACCCTAACTCTCCTAACTATATTGCAAGAGTAATTGGTGATAGAAAGAGAACTATTGCATCAGATGGTAAAGTAACTGAAAATGGTGATTGGGTTAATAACTCAAAGTATATTAGAATTTCTGATTTAAATGAAAATTCACCAGTTCAAGCAGTACCTTTTGCTCATGGAGCATATTTATTACCTATTTCAGCATCGGCAGCAATTGGAAGTTTAATTCCATCTGCATCATTTGTTAGTTCTTCGGCAACTGTATATGGTGGTATTGATTTAGATAATAATACAGATAACGTATTTTACTTAAAACCAATTCCAACTGGAGCAGGTGTAGGAGCAAACGTTGCATTTGGTGTAGATTCTACCAATGGTGGTTCATTAGCAGTAGGTTCAACATCGGCACAATTCTTAGTGGCATTCCAAGAAGGATTTGATGGTTTAGCACCTACAACACCTATCTACAAAGGAGATGATATTATAGCAGGAAACTCACAAGGATTTAACCTTTCTACATCATTATCATCTGGTTCTGTTGCATACGGAAAGCATGTATCGGCATTATCTAATCAAGATGAATACGATATTAATATGATTGTAACACCTGGTGTTATTAGAAGATTACACACTGCAGTAACAACTGATATTTTAGATATGGTTGAAGAAAGAAGTGATTGTTTCTACATAATGGATACAACAACATATTCGGATTCAATAACAAACGCAGTAGGACAAGCAGACGCAATCGATTCTAACTACGCAGCAACTTACTACCCTTGGATTAAAACTATTGATGTTAATACTAATAAGTTAATCGCAGTACCACCATCAGTATTATTACCTGGTGTGTTCGCATCTAACGATAGAGTAGCAGCTGAATGGTTCGCACCAGCAGGTTTAAACAGAGGTGGATTAATTGGAGCAGTTGCAGTTCAAAATCGTTTAACTCAATCTGAAAAAGATACATTATACGAAGGAAAGGTAAACCCTATCGTTCAGTTCCCTGGACAAGGTATCGTTGTATTTGGACAAAAGACATTGCAAGATAAACCATCTGCATTGGATAGAATTAACGTAAGAAGATTATTATTAACTGTTAGAAAATACATTGCATCTACTTCAAGATATTTAGTATTCGAACAAAATACTGCTGAAACTAGAAATAGATTCTTAAATATTGTAAATCCTTATTTGGAATCAATCCAACAAAGACAAGGACTTTACGCATTTAGAGTAATAATGGATGATTCAAACAACACACCAGATGTAATTGATAGAAACATTATGAAAGGAGCTATCTATTTACAACCAACTAGAACTGCTGAATTCATTCAAATTGATTTCAACATCTTACCAACTGGAGCGGCGTTTAACGGATAATTTTAAAAAACAATATTTATTAGAGAATAACATTTAAATAAAAAGAAAATGCCAGAAATATTAGAATTTGACAAGATATTTTATAAGAATTTTGAACCAAAACTTGGTAATAGATTCATTATGGAAATCAATGGTATCGAATCATACATCATCAAAACTGCAAGTAGACCAACATTTACTTCGGAAATAGTTGAATTAGACCATATCAACGTAAAGCGTAAGATAAAAGGAAAATCTAACTGGGATGATATGAACATTACTCTTTATGACCCAATTGTTCCATCTGGAGCACAACAAGTTATGGAGTGGATTAGAACATCTCATGAATCATTAACTGGTAGAGATGGATACGCGGCATTCTATAAAAAAGATGTTACTTTCTTTTTATTAGGACCGGTAGGTGATAAAATTGAACAATGGACAATCAAAGGAGCATTTATTACTTCAGCAAACTTTGGTGAGTTGGATTGGGCTTCAAACGACCCTGTTTCAATTGAATTAACTTTAACTTATGATTACGCAGTATTAGAGTACTAAAAATAAATAAAGTAATTGAAATAAGAGGGGAGCAGAAATGTTCCCCTTTATTTTTTTAAAAATGTGATATATATTAATAAACACATCAAGTTATATTATGGAAGAACAATTAGAACAACAAGTTACAAGAGGGTTAGGTCATCAACACCAACCCACTCCCCAACAAAAATCATATCCATTTCCTACGGAGGTGATTACATTGCCATCAAAAGGATTATGTTATCCAGAGAGTTCACCGTTATCTAAAGGTGAAATAACTCTTAAATTAATGACGGCAAAGGAAGAAGATATTTTAACTTCATCTAACTTAATCCGTAAAGGTATTGTATTAGATAAACTTTTAGAATCAATTATTGTAGATTCATCGGTAAATATTAATGATTTACTTATAGGAGATAAAAACGCAATTTTTGTAGCTTCTAGAATTTTAGCATACGGTCCTGAATATGAAGTAATTATCAACGACCCTGCTGAAAATGTACCTGTTAATGTAAAAGTTGATATGACTAAATTGGGTATTAAAGAAATAGATGATTCTTTATTAAACCGATATAATGAATATGATTTTACTTTACCAAAATCAGGCATTCCAATTAAATTCAAACTTTTAAATCACGGTGATGAAATTGCAATCAATAAAGATATTGAAGCTAGTGAAAAAGCATTAAAAGTATCAAACGAAATTACAACAAGATTTAGAAGATTAATTTTGGAAGTAAACGGAAATAGAGAAGTTGGTTATATTAGTAATTTTGTAATTAATCAATTGCAAGCAGCTGATTCAAGAGCATTAAGAAAAAGAATAGCAGAACTTACTCCTGATATTGATTTTACTTTTGAATATGAATCACCTATGACTGGCGAAAAGGAGGCGTTGAAAGTGCCGATGGGGGTAGACTTTTTTTACCCTGCCGAGTAACTACGCAGAATTCTTACACAAAAAAATATTTAGTATAATATTTAATTCCAATGGTGGTTTTACTTGGAATGATATATACTACATGCCCGTCAAATTAAGAGAATTTTATTGGAGAGAATTACTTTCTTACAAAGATGCTGAAAAAGAATCCTATGAACAAATCGCTAATTCTGGAAAAACACAATTGAGTGGAAGAGCGGTAAGAAGATAAATAATATTATTTAATATTTATTCGTATATCAGCACTTTATATTAATGAGCTATAAATCAAAAAAACGAAGTAAAACTACTCAATCACCAATATCTACCGATTCTTCATTTGAAAGAAGTATTGGTACATTAACATCCGCTGTCCAAAAATTAACAGATAAGATGAGTGAAACACCATCAGGTGGAAATAGTAGTAGTGGTGGTAGTTCCCGTAAACCATCCAAAGCACAACAAGATTTTGATGACCAGATGGGTGGAATGGGTAAAAAGATGTTTAAAGGAATTGAAAATGTTTTTGGTAGAAAGGCATCTAAACAAGTAAAAGCTAAAATGGTTGAAGGGTTTTCTGGAAAAGCAGGAGGAGCCGGTAAATCTTTATTAGGTGGAGGATTAAAAGGAATGGGTGGTAATCTTGCTGGATTAGCAGGTTCTGCTATGAAAGCATTAGGACCTATTGGTGCAGTTGCATCTGCTTTAGAAACTGTTTGGACTTCTTTTAGAGATGGTTCGGTAGCCAAATGGACTGCTCAATTTGGTGCAATGTTTAATGTAGATAATTTAGGTGATGTTAAACAGGCATTTAAAACTAGTGAAGCATATAATAAAATAATTACAGATTATAATTATGTACTTCCTCTTAAATTACAACAACAGGCAGCTAGGGATTCAATGGATTATGAAAAATCAATTGAAACAGACGCTTTATCATATTCTCAAAGTTTAATAAAAGATAAATACGAATACGAAATAGGACTAACAAGAGATTCTATAACATTTTCACAAGACCAAGCAAAACAATCATTAGACGCAAATTTAGCAAGAAATAAAACCCTATTTACAAATTCAATGGGTTATATGGGTAAAGCAATTGGTATTTCTGAAAGAGCTTTACAAGCAATTGGTTCATCTACTCAAGCAGTTTTAGATGCAGTAAAAAATGTAGGTGTTTCTTTAGGAACTTCATTAAAAAATCAAGTTTCAATGGCAACATCTGCAGCCGGATTGGGTGCAATGTATGGGTCTTCTGCCGATGATGTTCTAA